TATCTACTTACATTATATAGTTAGAGATGATTATAATGTAGATAATAGATATATCATTACTAAAAAAGGTTTTGAATTAAGTTAAAAAATATTTGGCTTCCCAAGATAGGATTTATATATTTAGATAATTAAAAAATAAAGGTTATGAAAAAAGTTTTAAAATACATTAATAATAATATAGTAGAGTTAGTAGCATTTAGAGACACAGCAATTTTAGTTGTTATGTTTTACATTGCTTGGTTAGTTGTTAAATTTGCAATTTTAAATTTATCATGAGAGAAAATATAAAAAGATACACAGTAGTAATAGACACATATGTCTATGCTCAAGGAGATGAAGAAGCTAGAAAAATAGCTCATAGTATTAAAAGAAATATCACTGAAGGTGATCATACTAAAGTGATAGAAATATCAGAAACACCATTTGCAAGCCTTCAATCTAGAGAATTAAAAGATCTCAGTGAACCAAAAATAAATGGAGATACAGTTTGGACTGAGAAAGATGAATTACCATTTTAATTATGAAAAAAATGAAAGGTAGATATTATTGTGAAGAAAATGATAGTCCAACTTATCAAGCTATAATAGCTGAAAAGTTAAGGTTTGAAAAGAAAGAAATTATCTCAACAAAAAGAGGAAAGAGAAAATTACAACAAACGAGTCAAAGTAACTATTGACTAGTGTGCCACACATGATGAGAAATAGTATAGTTAACTATAGTGGATAGAAGGGTGATGGACATAAGAGCCACTTAACGTGATGACGCCCAGGTTTAGATTAGCCTGCCGAAATAAAAATAAGGTATAAAACAAATGACAACGGTTCCTTAGCTTAATCTACTTTAAACTCCCCTGTGGATATGCTTGGCTTCTGGCTAAATTGACGTTATATTTATGATGTAAGTAAGTTAAGAAATACGTTAAATAAAGGTTATGAATAAATTTAGTATAAAAAATCAAGAAGAAAAAGTTGAATGTTTAATGTGGATCTCAGATCTATATAAAGATGTTTATGGTTTTAGACCAAGAGGTTATAATTTTGAAGCATGGTCATTTCAAGAATTAACTGATTTTGTTAATGACTTATCTGAGGAGAGTGAAAAAGAAGCTGAGTATGAGAGACAAATGGAGGAAAAAGCAATTAAAGATGTTATGTCTTTAGGTTGTGATAAAGAAACAGCTTTAAGATGGTTAGATCAAGCAGATGCTTATTTCATTTATGGTGATGATGATTTTTATCAAGATAGTATTGATAAGTATGGTTGGGTGGTTAAACATTTTGATAACGTTTGTGCGTAAATGTTTGGCCTCCAGGTAAATGGATGTTATATTTACGAGGTAAGTAAGTTAAGAAATATATAAAATAAAGGTTATGAATAAAGTAGAAATTAAAAAAGCAGTAGGGTTAGTACAAAGAGAATTAACTAAGTATGGTTTAATGACACCAGGTAAAGGTATTGATTTCAAAGTTTCAATTATGGTGGAACAAATTGAGAATGATAGAGGTAGAGTGGTTCCACATTTAGTAGCTAAGTGGAATGAAACAGCTAGTATGATTAATGAGACTAAAGATGGTTTTACATATGGTATATTAGAGAGAGAAAGTTTTGGTGAATTAGATAGATATTTCAATGCTGAATTATTCGTTAATGGTATTATCCAAAGAGCAGAATGGATTAAAGCTGATCATAAAGATTGTGTTGAGTATTTAAAATCAGAACCATTTGGCCACCCAGCACTGTTTCCAGTGTGGAAAAAGAGTCAAAAAGTAAGTGTGTAAATGTTTGGCCTCCAGGTAAATGGATGTTATATTTACGAGGTAAGTAAGTTAAGAAATACGTAAAAATTAAAAATTAAGGTTATGTTAAAAGAAAATGTTAAAATAGTTAAGAGATGGAAGCCAGAATTGGTTAAGATGAATGATGTAAAATTCGATAAGAATTTATTTAAACCAATGAAAACAGGTAAAAAAGTGGATTCACTTTTAAGTAGTGAAGGTGGATTAATGAAAGGTACAAATTTTGCATTTGTTGGAGATCCAGGAGTTGGTAAAAGTACTGTTATGTTAGATATTTTATCTGATTTACAAAAGAAAAAACAAAAAGTATTATTCATCTCAGGTGAGATGACAAGCATTGATATGTTTGGTTATGTTAAAAGATTTCCTAAATTTGGTAAATTGCCTATTTTATTTATGGGTGATTATATAGAAAAAGATCCAATGGTTGTATTAACTAGTGTTTTGAGTGAAGGATTTGATGTTGTGTTAATAGATAGTATGGCTGAAGTTTGTACTAATATTGTTGATTACCATGGAGGTACTATGAAAAATGCTGAAACTAAAGTATTGAACTTATTAGAAAAGCATAATAAAGCTGAAAATTTAAATAAAACAAATACCACGTTTTTAATAATTCAACAAGTTACTAAAGGTGGTGAGTTTGCAGGATCAAATAGATTTAAACATATGTTAACTGGAATGGGTCATATGAAATTTACTGAAGGAAGTAGAGTATTATTTTTCAGTAAAAATAGAAGAGGTGGCCAAATGGATAAATTACATTTTAGTTTGAATCAAAAGAATCACGTTGGTTGGTTATTCACAGAAGCAATGAACGGAGAGTAATATTCAGAATCATAACCTGATAAATAGGGGTGGCATCTTAACTTACAACTTACCTTAAGCCACCCCTTCTCTTACCTTTGTATACAAATGTTTGGCTACCGGTTAAATGGATGTTATATTTATGAGGTAAGAAAGTTAAGAAATACATTAAAAATTAAGGTTATGAAAAAAAGTGAAATTACAAAAATTAGAGAAATTTTAAGAACTGAGAACAATGTTGAATTTACTGTTAAAGGTATAACTGAATATGGTAAGAAAAAAGATGGTTCATATGGTCAAGTTTCAAAAGTATTTATAGGAAGACAAGGGTATAATAAGGATTGGAATGATTCAATTAGTACTACTTTTTATAGTATGAATGTTACCAAATGGGGTCCAACATGTGTTACACTTTACACTTATGATATGTTAAATAAGAAATCAATTGGTAAAATTAGATATGAGGATGTTAGATTTATTGTTAGTGAGCAATTCGAATGTGAAGTAGTTTATGAAAATCCTTTAAAAAAGATACCAGGATTTGTAGGTACAGAAAAGGGTTAAAATAATTAAACCCCCGTGTGGCAATGTTTGGCTACCGGGGGTATTGATGTTATATTTAGGTATAAGTAAGTTAAGAAATACGTTAAATTAAAAAATAAAGGTTATGTTAAAATTAGAAAAATTAAATAATAAAGTTGTGGAATTAGATAATAAGATTTGGTCAATAAGGGTTGAAAATGAAAAAGTAATTTCAACTGCTTTAAAAAATTCATATTTTCCCTTTATTGATGAAGTTAAATTTGCTGGTGAAGATTATATTTACTTGAATAATAAAGAAGGTAAAGAAATTTGCACATTATCACTTAGAAAAAAACATTGGAATGATGTTAATTTTAACTATATGGAGATTGGTTATTATTCAACTAGAGTTAGTACTGATAACTCATTTGAAATGGATAGATTAATTACATTAGGAAAAATAACAGAAATTGTAAAAACAAATTCCAAGTCAATATTATTTGATATTCATAATTTAAGAAAAGAAAGTAGTAAAGAAATAAGTAAATTAAGAAAAGAAAAATATTCATCAGAAAAAGAAATACATACATTAAACCAAATAAGAGTTGAAAATATAAAAGAAGAAAATTTAAAAACTCTGTTTAACGGTATTGATATAGAGCCTACATATATACAGGTTAGAAGTAATACTCATATTAGGGATGTTAAGAATATTAAATTCAAAAGATGGACTAATGATACTAAAAGATCACTTACAATTGAGTTCACATGTGATCACAATATCTATAATTATGAGGAAGAAAAATATAATACTATAACTAAAGTTTATGAGTATGATAAAGTGAGATATGATAATGTAAGACATTTAATTAGTGATTTGAATGAGTTTTTACCTAAAGTAAAAGAATTAGTATAATTAAAATATAAAAAATAAAGGTTATGAATGTAATGGATTGGTTTAATATAATAATGGTAATAACGGTTGTTATAATGTTTGTAGGTTTAGGTTTTGTTATTAAGGAATTGATTGGTAATATAAAGGAACAGAAAGCCCATGTATTAAAAATGCGTAAGCTTAAAAAGCAACTTAAAGAAGAAATAGGTTATATTAAATTTAATAATAGAAGATAAAGGTTATGTATAAAGTTAGATTAAGAAAACCGTATGGAAAAATTTATAATGAGATAGCTACATTTGATCAAGAATGGTATGCTAAAGAATTTGTGGATGCAATTAAAAATAAATTGTATGATGTAGTTGAGATTCATGAGGGTAAAAAAATAATTTACTCCACTCAAAAAAGAGTATTGAATAACCATGATGTTAACTTAAGGAGTAAAAAAGAAATAATATAAAAAATGAGCCGAGAAACAAATATTCCAGCGACGAGGAAGAAAACGTATACGGTGAGGAAATATAATATGCTTGGTGGTATTAAACCACTTGGGGGTATTAAACCACTGAATAGACAATGGGTGGAAAACTAAATGAGTGGGTGGCCAACAAATAAGATTAAATGAAGTAGTGTGATGGTATGTGGAAAACATATAGGGTGTAGGTGGGATAGAGTGTGGCTAATGTTAGCCCATTTATGGCGCAAGCCAAACATTTTTAGTGTAAAATAAACTATATACCTAATTGGACACCCCCCGCGGTAATAGTTTGGCCTCCGCATTGATTTTCATTATATTTAGGTAATGAGAAAGTTAGAGGTCATGGATATAATAATTGGTATAAGCATAATAGTATTTTTCTCTGGAATGATACTACATGGATACTTAACATATAAAGAATAAAAAGATTAATAATATAAAACGGGGTATTGATCATAGGACCCACTTGTGTAGTACGGCGCCATGAAACAATAGTACATTAACACTATAAACACCTATGTCATAACCAGTTATAAGCTCCCAAATGTGGGATAAGGGAGTTTCATTTTAATAAAAATTATATGGAAGAAAAAACAAAAACAAAAAAACGTAAGGGTAGAAAAAAAGGATCAACAACCCGATATTGTCTAATTCAGGATGAAATATTAGGTAAATATGAAATACATGTTGATGAATCAAATCATTGTTTTATATTAGTAGATAAAGAAACTGGTTCAACTGAAGGGTATTATACACAATTACCATATGCTTTAAAACGTGTGATGAAAGATAAGTATGTTCCTGGAGGTAAAAATGGAGAGACTTATGAATTAAAAGAATACATCACACAAATGAATAAACTAGGTAACGCAATGGCAAAACTATTAGTGCCTGCACATTGGCAAATCAAACCTGGTTTAGATAAACAAAATTAATATGTGGTAATCACACACATAGCCGTGGTTATAGCCACTAACATGTTACGTGTGGTATGTTATTGTATAATTAAAGTTGTATGCTAGTATTAGCGGCCCCGTATTACTATATTAAAGTAAGGGGTGGCTACTACTCTGTACTTAGTAAATTATGTTAAATAACGTATCCCAACTATATTGTGTATAATGTTGTAATCATAAAATAATATTGTGAATCGCGTATTACAACTATATTGTGTAGCTATGATATCGCCAACATAATGTTGTGCATACGTACGTGTATAGTACTTAATACATAATACCCATGTATACTGATATCCATCGATACTTGTATATTACGTAAAAGAAAGTAAATGTATTTTTAGCTCGAAAACGATCCTTACATATCGATGCATATATACAAATATATACAATTTGCCATTTTACCCCATTGGTATGAAATCCAAAATTCTCAAAATCTTTTCTTTTATAAATTCTTTTTTATCAACACAGATATATACTATGTATGGATATGGATGTTGATTTAATATTGGAACTTCAAATAATATGTTTAACATATGGTATGTGGATGTTATTCAAATTCCATAACAGGAGAGATGAAAAATAGAGCCAAGCTTCATCCTATACTATATATTCCAGTGTGAAACAATGTGGTAAAACCAATTGGGATTAAACCAATTACAACGCTACCAATATATGTTCAGAGTATTCCATATTATGTTTCCTACCCATTTAATTTACCTAGGTTGGAAACAATGGTATCTCTACTAAGGTATGTAAATAATTGCTGTATATACGTATCTTTATATTGAGGTGTGTAAAGAGAGTTACTTTTTTGAGTGTTTGCTTGGCTTTTGGATCTTTCTTCATTATATTTATATCAAAAATAAAGGTTATGATATTATATTTTACAATTGGAATAGTGTTAATGTTTTTGATTGAATTTTCTAATCATGTTAATAAAGAAAAATTAGAATATTTAGGTGAAAAAGCAACAAGATTTAACATGTTTGAGAGAGTAATTGGTATTCTTATTTGGCCTGTTATTGTATTTTTAGCAATTAGAAATTATTTAAAATAAAAGTTATGAAAAATTCAACAAGAACGTTTTTATATATAGCGTTAATCTATTTTTTAATATTATTATTATTTTCTTCATGTACTAAAGAAGATGATGTAATACATCAAACACCATGTAATGGTAATTGTGATACTCACTATACAGTAGTATATGAGAATCAAGAAATTACACCTAGTAATGGTTATTATGAAATACCTTGGAATGGTTTAAATTATTTTCAAATTAGGGGTCAATTAACAGAATTAAATGATCAATATATTGTAAATGATGTTCCTTTAATTGAAGCAAAGTTTGATTCTGATTATTGGGTTGTTTTTGATGATATTGTGTTTCAAGTACCTATGTATTCTTATCTTGGTTGGTTTAATAGTAGTAGTTTAAATACACCTATACCTTTTGGAGAATATACTTATACTATGAGTGATTTGATTGATCTTCACCCTCCTACTAATATTGTTGGTTATCAAATTCCAAAACATTTTTGTACTGAATGTCCATATGCACCTACATTAGTTGGTACTTATTCAAAATATAATTACCATCCAACTCAGAATATATTTTTAGATGATGAAATGATAGGTGATACTATTAATATTTTTATTGAAACTGTATTTAATACAGAAGGAGGAATTTGGTATCATGGACATGATGCTCCAGTTCCTAAAGAAACAATTACAGATCAAATAAAAGTTATAATAATTTAAGTTATGAAAAAAAAGAAAAATAAAAAATATAGTTTTAAAACACTAGAAAGTTACCCAGCTGTTAAATATTGTCATTATAGTGGTTTACCATCACCTAGTGCTTATGGAGAAGAAAAAATAAACAAAGATGAGTGAAAAAGAAATAATTAAAGGATTGATGCTAATGTTAGAAGATGAAAACATTAATGTAATGGCTTTATCAAAAAGAATAGGTTTTAAGAACTACAAAAAGTTTGAGGAAGCTATGGATGAAGCATTCAAAATTATAGAGAAACAAAGATGAGTGAAAAAACAGGTTTTGTAGAAAAAATGGAATACCTCTTTAATGAGGCAAAACATTTAGAGGTATATGTTCCCAATTTAAAAGGGTGGTATAGAGTAGCTCCAAATGATTTTAGATCATGGGATGGTAAAAGAAGAATACAAGGTGAAGAATATGAAGGTCCTTTATATGCATATGGTACTAATAGAAAAGTACCACTTAAAAATACAGGTAAAATTATACCTTCAGAAATTTTAAATCAACGTAATGCTATTTCACAAAAAATAAGATAAAATGATAGAAAGATTAACATTAGAAGAAACTAAAAAATATTTTAATAAAGAAGAAGATTTTACTGATGCTCCTATTAAATTTTACTCTATCTCTCCAGATGAAAATGGGTGGGAGAAAGTAGATTATTATACTGGAAGAAAAAAGAATATTTATAAAAATAGAGGAAAAGGTGATCAGTGGGTATATATATTATCAAGTAATAATAATAGGTATTATAAGATAGGATATACAAAAAATGAACCTGAAGTAAGAGCAAAACAAATTTCATCAGCAACTGGTGTAGCTCATCCATATAGAGTAGAATTTGCTTTTCAATGTTTCAATGGTGAGGCTTTAGAACATGAGGTTCACCGTAAATTAGAACATTACCGAGTAAATCACAGCAGAGAATTTTTTGATGTATCATTAAACGAAGCTAAAGAAACTGTGGTTAATTTAGGTGAAAATTATATATAATGAGAGATATAAAAAAAGAATTATTCGAAATAAAAGGTGGAGAATTTGCAAAATGGTATACTTCTTTAACTAAACTTGAAAAAATACTTTATCAAAAAACATTAGAAGAATTAGGAAGTGATGTTAAAAGTGATAAATAATATTATTTTCATCCCACTTTTTTAGCATTTTATCAAGAAAAATAAATTTCCTTTGGTAGGGTCATTTTCTAGTCATATATTATCCTATATTTATTAACACAAGTTGTTTATTTCTCGTTACTTTAAAATCAAATGCTATGAAAACATTCAAATACCTTTCTGCTTTACTTATACTTTTATTAATAAGTGGCTACCCTTTTGCTCAAATTACAAGTTACCCTCATAGTACTACATTTGCTTCTGGATTTGGAGATTGGTCACAATCAGGAACTGATGATTTTGATTGGACTCAAACAACATCAGGTACACCATCAGCGGGTACAGGACCTCAATCTTCAAATGGGGCTAATAGTACTACAGGATATGCATTTACAGAAACATCATCACCAAGAAGTACAGATGAAACAGCGAGAATATATTGTACTTTTGATTTAACAGGAAAAACTTCAGCAAGTGTTACATTTTATTATCATATTTATGCTTCCTCAGGTTATGGTCCAGGTACATTAAGACTTAAAATATATAAAGGTAATGCTGCCTCAGGAGGTACAATGCATTACCCTTGGACTGTTACTACATCTCATAATGGTTGGCAACAAGCTACTATTGATTTAGATAGTTACACTGGGTATTCTTATGTACAATTAGCATTTGAAAGTACTACAGCATCAAGTGGAGATGTTTGGCAATGTGATAATTCTATAGATGAAATTGAAGTTACTGCTACAGGTGGTGGTGGAGGAGGTGGAGGAGGCCTTATTACAATAGCAAGTCAAGATTTTAGTGGTTTAACTAGTGGAGATGCTATAACAACATCTACATCTGGAAATCCTTACCAAATAGATAATAGTACAAGTTGTACAACATCAGATACTTGGATTATAAGTACAGGAGATGCTACAGGTACTAGCTGTAGTGGGTGTTCTGGTAATAGAGCAAGAATAGATTATGGAGGATCTAGTTGTAATCAGGATAATGAATTAATTATTAAAAACATATCTCCTAGTAAAGATGAAGTAGAAATTAGTTTCAATTATGGTTATGATGATTATGATGGAGATGATAGTTTTAAAGCCGTATTATATGATGAAACAGATAATGCTATAGAACATACATTAATTAATACAACTACAGATTGTGATGATTGTAGTTATTCACAAACTAAATCAGTAACAGCAGGAAATGATTATAGTTTAAGATTTGAATATATAGCAAATTGGGATTATGGTTTAACTATTGATAATATTTTTGTAAAAGAAACAGGAAGTGCTTTACCTATTGTTTTAGTTTCTTTTGAAGGAGAAATTATTGGAAATTATGTCAAATTAGATTGGATTGTAGCTTCTCAAGTTAATAATGATTATTATACTATTGAAAAATCCTTAGATGCTTATAATTGGGAAGAATTAGCTATGTTACCAGGAGCAGGAAACTCAAATCAAGAAATGAGTTATACTATATATGATGAAAATCCTATAGTAGGTCATAATTACTATAGATTAACCCAAACAGATTATGATGGTAGGTTTGAATCCTTTAGACCTATAGCTGTAACCCTAAAAGGAGAGAGAAAAGAAGTTATAAAAAGAATAAATTTATTAGGTCAACCTGTAAATGAGTTTTATCAAGGAATAATAATTGAAATTTGGGATAATGGGGATATAGTCAAATATTATAATAGAAATTAAATTATTTATTATCTTTTATAAATTCTACTATTATTTTTAAATCTGATTTTACTTCAGCTAAGCTTACTTTAACTTCTTCCATGTTTTTAGCCATAGTTTCATGTCTTTTTTCAAAAGTTGTTTTGACTTCTCTAATACTAAAAAAGAAAAATTTATAAAGGGCATATAAAGCTCCTATTGCTATTACTAAAGATAATCCAAATTGTTCTACAAGGTCTAATACTTCTTTCATCTGTTTATAATTTTTTAAAGTGGGAAAGAAAACTAATTGGAATAACTTGTTATTGGTTATAAATATTTCAAAAAAAATAATATTTATGATAGAATCCCAATTTTATAAAGATTTAAGTAAATATGATTGAATTATTAGTTTTAATTATCGCTACCACTCTACTTTATTTATTACTACCTATTATTATATGTTTTATGATTTTGAAATACATTTTTACAGGTAATAAGAAAATGCTAGCAGTCTGGTTTTACAGAACTGCTCGTGAAATTGATTTATTTGCTAATGTAGTAGGGGCTGAGTTTTGGAATGCTGTTTTTATAATTGATGGTGGATATAAATTTGGCAATCCTAAGGAAACTATATCATCAGTATTGGGTAAAAATCAACGAGATAAAACGCTAACTCTACTAGGAGATGCACTTCGATGGGTATTAGATCGAATTGATAAAGATCATTGTTTAAATTCAATTAATGATGAAGCTACTAATACTAAAAAAGACATATCTAAGTAACCTCCCTTAACCCTTCCTGTACAGGCGCTTGGCTCCCGTAAAGGAGGATGTTATATTTATATCATAAGAAAATTAAGAAATAGTATAAATTAAAAAAATAAAAGTTATGTTAGATTTTGAAAAAAGTGAGTATTTAAATGAAAAAGAATTAAGAGAAGTATGTCCAGTTATTTTTGCTGAAAAAGCAAGTAATGAAGTATCAAAACATTACACTCATATTCCAACTAGTAAAGTTATAAATGATATGGCTACATTAGGTTGGAAAGTTGTTGATGCAAAAGCTGTTAAAGCTAGAAAAAACAGTACAAAAGGTTATCAAAAACATTTAGTAGTATTTAGAAATCCAGATGTTGTTATTAATGGTAAAGATGGAGATACAGTTTTTCCACAAGTATTATTAACAAATAGTCATGATGGTAAAAATGCATTTACTTTCACCGCAGGTTTATTTAGAATGATTTGTGAAAATGGATTAGTTGTTTCAGATACACAATTTGAAGATGTTAAAATGAGACATATGGGTTATTCATTTGAAGAATTACAAGTTAAAATTAAGGATATGGTTGAAAAATTACCATTAACTGTTGAGTCAATGAATAAAATGCAGGAAACTGAATTAAATGAAGAAAAAGCAGTTGAATTTGCTAAAAAAGCTTTAACAACTCGTTTTAATGAGAAAGAAATGAAAAGAATTAAAATTGATATTAAAGATATTTTAACACCAGTTAGAATTGAAGATAATGGAAAAGATTTATGGTCAATATTTAATGTGGTTCAAGAAAAAGTAATTGATGGAGATTTTAATTATATTGCAGGTGGTAAAACTAGAAAAGCAAGACAAATTAAAAATTTCAAACAAGATCAAAAAGTTAATAAAGAATTATTTGAATTAGCTTTAGAATATGTAGCTTAAAAATAAATTTTTAAAATCTAAAATGAGCCCCTTATATGGGGCTTTTTTTTACTTAAAATTCATGTTCTCATATTTATAATCATACACATTGAATATGGATGAATATATAGATATTTTAGAACAAGCTATTATTTTAAATACTAGAGAATTAGAGGATAATGCTGATGATTATTCAATGAGTCAAATTTTTTATATGAGAGGATATACTCAATGTCTTAAAGATGTTTTAATTGATTTGAAAGAAAATAATAAAAATTCTAAAAATTTAAGTGGTTTAAGAAAATTTAATTTAAACTAAACTTGCCTTCCCAAGATATTTTTCACATATTTATAATTGATGATTGACATTAATAAAATATTTGAAATGTTTGGTGGTGATGATAAAAATCGTTATCCAAATCCAACTGAAGAAGAAGTTCAGGGGATATTAGGGTTTGATGAGTTTAGAACCACCCCTACTTACCATTTAAAGATGTTTCAAAAAGTAATTTTAAATCATATCAATTTTCAAGAAAAACTTATCGATTTATTTAAACAGTCTGATCCTGAGTTAGGGGATTTTGATGATTTAGAAGAAGCAGGACAACATATGGCTTTCTATAGAGGTTGGGAATTTTTAAAATTAACTAACTTAGAAAAAGAAATTTGGAGAGATTGTATTAGAATTCAAAATAAAAAGAAGTTTAAAAAAGCATTAGACCTAACATTAAAATTCTTTGAAGGACTAGAAGAATATGAAAAATGTGCTTTTATCCAAAAAATTTTAACCTTCCTAGAAGATAATTTGGCCCCCAAGAAATAAGATGTTATATTATAGATACGGGTTTAAGAAAGACTAATAAACTCGAAACTATGATAAAAAGAAAAACGAGATAAGTGACTCGGTTGATATAAAGGGGGTAGGATGCCCTCACAGTTTTTATTAAAAAATAAGATATGAGAAATAAAAAGTTAATGCAAAGACGCTTACAGACATTAGATGGAATGTTTAAGAAACTTGATATGGAAATCCATAGAGGTGGAACTAAAGAATCTATCAACTCCACTCAGAGAGATATTACTGAAATGATTCAAGATATGAAGGATATAATTGAAAGGGAAAATGATTAATATGAATCTATCAGCAGAACAAATACAATCAAATTGGGAAAAGATGCTAGGTTATATTAATACTTACATCTCAGATCCTAGAAGAGAAAAACTTATTGAGTTTTATAAAAAACATGAAGAAGAAATCATGTTAATGCCTGCTTCTCATAAAAAAGCATATCATAACTCATTTCCAGGTGGTTATGTAGATCATGTTAACCGTGTAATTGAAGGTGCTTTAGCAACTAATAAAATATGGGTTGAATTTGGAGCAGAACAAAATTATACAGTTGAAGAACTTGTATTCTCAGCTTTAAATCATGACCTAGGTAAATTAGGAGAAGAAGATAATTATGCTCATATACCATCTCAAGATGAATGGAGAAAAAAGAATTTAGGTGAAATGTATCAATTTAATGATTCTATAGCCTTTATGTCAGTACCAGAACGTAGTATAAAACTTCTAATAGATAATGATATTAAATTAACTAAAAATGAATGGTTAGCAATAAGATTACATGATGGATTATATGATCCTGCTAATGAACCTTATTTAAAATCTTTTATGCCAGAATTAAAACCAAGAACATCTTTAATTTATATAGTACATCAAGCTGATTTAATGGCTGCTAGAATTGAATTTGAAAAAGAATGGTTGCCTAAATTTGGTAAAAAATCTGCTTCTAAAGTTAAAAACTTTAAAGTTACAAAAAATAAAACAGATCTT